GTTCAGCAGCGTGGTGCCAGTCGATGTATTTCTTGGACCTATACACCTGACCTCGCCTAGTAGCTCGGAATATGTGGTTAGCCGATGGTGGAATGGGTAGCTGCAATTTCATACCTCATCCTGTGCATGGGTTGGGCTTTCTGCAAATTGTAGTTGTTGGTTGCCTGCTAACTCTGGCCACTTCAAAACATCAATGGGTGTGAGCTTATCGGCTGATACTAGGTAGTTGAGATAATGGAATTCAACGATAGATCCATGCACTCTGGCACTACTGCCCCTGATGCAGCCCAGCACCTTCACTGCTAAGAGTTCTGGCTTCTTGGGTTCATCCACTGCAGCGATTGCTAAGATGTAAATGGTTTCGGGTTTGATTAGCTTTGCTTGAATCAGAAGGTTGGGAACTTTCCCACCGATCATGTCTGCACATTTGATGTCCAGCCCTGGCAGATCATTGCCACCATCTCCCCTGTGTGATTTCTGTTGCAGTCCTTGCGCTATCCAAAACCTATGCAGATCACCATAGAGGATCCGATGGATGGCAGCTTCACCTGCCAGCCCAATGAACTGCATGTAGTGCTGTTCCTCATCGGGTGTGAGGTTGTAGGATGCGAGCTTGGGAGTCTTGGTGTTAGGCCATCGATGTGATCTGAACCACTCAGCCTTAGCACTGCCTGCCATCCAAAGCAGGGCAGTATCATTGTGATTAAATTGAACGGTGCTAAGCAAGATGGATTCCTTTTCCTGTTGCGGGATCCATCCCTAAGCAGAGTCTAACCATAAGTCCGAACAGATGCATCAACAATCATTTTGGGTGGTGGTTCTGCAACTTGATTTTCTTTAAATCGTTTGGTGATGCGGTCAAGAATATCGTCTAGGGGTTTGTTCCCATTGGGGTTTAGTTCGTTAATGGTTTTAGCCAGGTTGCGTTCGGATTCCTCACATGCTGACATCTGTCGCATCCAGTCTGGATTCTTTAGCTCATAGATTTCCAAGGTCATGACAGACTTTTTGCCTTCACCCGATGCACTAGTTTTAAATGGCAGGGAGTTGATGCAGATGCAGCTCACCCAGCATTTAGATTTACTTGACCAGATACCATTTTTCACATGGGCTAAGAATGGCACCAGAACCAAACCAGTGCCCCTGCACATCGAGCAATCAGCCACCTCATGTTTGGCAGTCCTTCGGTAATTCTCCCTGCGGATCCGCAAAGCCTTTTCCAGTTCATGGATGGTTTCTTCTCGCTTAAAGATTTTGACCCCTGTTAAATCCTTGGAAGCTGCCAAGAGTTCTTCAGGTCCATAACCCTCACTTGCAAAATAGACTGACCATGCTAACAACATTTTTAATTCCCTTTCGCCATCCCAGCCGTAAAAAGTGGAGTGAAACTGAATCCAATCGGGCCAATCGAAATAAGGTGCATTTGCATCGATAGTGATATTCATGGTTGAATCCTCTGTGGCATTTGGAATCCCCTGGGCATTGCTGATAAGGCTTCTTGAAGACTGGGCTTAGGTTTGCCATTGGTTTGGAATGGCTTGGATGGTTTGTCTGTTTGGTTTGCCATCCATCTGGATAGGAATGCTGGCATTCCCTTTGCCGTCTTTCTCTTAGCTGGGGTTGTCTCTGCCCAAAGCTTTGCCTTCTTAATCCAATCCAAAATAGGGGCATCTGGATATGCTTCTAGGATTTGATTAAAAAGCTTTTGAGTTAGTGACCATGTTTTGGGTTTTCCTACACATGGAAAGATCATTTCAGGTTGGTAAAGTTCAGGGGTGGTTGGCTCAGAGATGGGAACCAGCTCAGAGCAGGTGTCTGCCTCTCCTCTACTCTCTCTCTCCTCTGTCTCTTCTCTCCTCTTCTCTTCTCTCTCTCTAGGCACTGTTTTGCACACATCTGCTTGCATGTTGCTAGCATCTGCTTGCATGTTGCTAGCATCGACTTCAACAATTTTGAATAAACCTTTATCCAGTAATGACTTAACACCTTTAAGGCACTCGGCATCAGATACCCTCAGGACCACTGCAATATCTTCAATGCTGTAGGGTATGTGTCCATCTGTATAGGTACTGGCTAAAATCCACAACATTGGGCAAAGTGATCTCCCAAAGACATCTAGGCGTAAGAATGCAGGGTCCATCAGGCACCCTCTGTGCAGTTTTATCCAGGGTGGATTCCTGTTCTTATAGTGTTGAAAGTTGGACCAGTTTTTAGGTACTAGGAATTGCATTACTGACCCTCTTCTTTTGAGATATTATGAACCCTTTTATGACAACCATTGCAAACACCAACCAGTTCCCAAAGAAACTCATTATAAATATGTGCATAGGTAAGGTGGTGGACATGCTCGGCTGGTTTACTTCTGCATCCTTCACACATGTAATTGCAACGGGCTAAGACTTTTAATCTCAATGCAAACCACTCAGAGCTATTCAAATAAGATTGATATTTTTCTTTTTGATCATTCTGGGATTTTAGAAAGGCATCCCTTCTTAATGAGTCGTATCTATCAATTGCTTTTTTATTTAATTTATCTCTTAAATTCCAAATAGGTTTTAAGAAACTATGGCTTAAGGTGCTATCAAAATCTTCAAGAAGATCTATGCAAACATTTCTAGGTAAGTTGATTCTCTTTATGGTTTCAACTGTTTCCCCACAGCGCAAGCATTGCATTCTGAAACTTAAAGCTTTGTTGCTCGCAGTAAATTTTCTCAGCCTTTTTGATTGATGATCACAGTGTTCTAATTTCTTGCAAAAGTCATAGTTTTTCTGCTGTTCATCGGTCAGGTAGTTTGTCTTAGTAACTTCACATTCCATTTGTGACACTCTTTAGTTATGGGTGGGGTAATTCCCCCACCCTGTTATAAAAACCCATTGCAAAGTTTAACCAGCCGTGTCTCACTCCCAGGTAGGATGAGGTGGCCCAGTGCAATGGAGTTACTCCTTTAAACTGTTAGCAATAGCCAGATATGCTGCTGCATCTTCCAATGAATCCTGATGATGCCCTTTAGAAAGTCGCGCGATTTTTAACAGTGCCATCATGATGGCAACATCGTAGGGAGTGGTTTTGCAGTCGGTGTAGGTCTGCCAGTGCAATGCGATTTTAGCCAGGCTAATTGCTGGGGGTTCATACTCAGATGCTCGTTCCTTGATCAGGTCATAGCACCTCTCAAAAAATGCTGAAATGTTTTCGTGTTCATCATGCTGCAAAGGTGGGATGCGTTGGCTAGTCATTGTTTAGGCCTTTTAGTTTTTAATATCTGACGATTGGTTCGATACTTTGCTTCAATCCATCTCTGAACATAGGCATCTATGTGTGCTGATACTTCTTGAAGAAGCAATCGCCTAGAAGAATACCTGATGTCCAGATAGGTTTCTAAGGCTCTCTTAATCACCTTCATCTGTCGTTCTTTTAAAATGTCTGGTTCATCTTCCATCTGGTGCTGGATGTTTTGTTTGATCGCTGAGCCATCACCCTTCATAAAGGGTAAGAAAGTTTGCTGGTCTTTCATAGTGGTGCTGCCCCTTGGTTTTCATAGTTGGTTCCACCAGATGCCAAGAACTTTTCCAAGTCAGAAATCAGCCATCTTGGATTCCTTTTCCCCAAGGGAATTGGTTCAGGGAACTGGCCTTCATGAAGCAGTTTGAACACCTGTGACTTTCCAATGCCTAACATTCTGGCAACTTCCTTAGCAGATACTGCCAATCGTTCCAGGTTGGGTAGGTGTAGTTTTTCATTCATGTCATCTCTCCTTCTTAGAATTTTAAAATCTTGCGGGTACATTTCTTGCAGAAATATTTCACCCCAACTTCAGCAGGGAATTCCAGCCATTCCTTTTGATTCAGCCACATCTCAAGGTCTGTGATCGACCAGAAGTGTGGGCTGGTTTTAACGCACTCAGAGCAGGTAGCATCGTAAAGGATGTAACTGGCACGAAAATAAATACAGACACTATGAGTGGCTAGGCTAACAATCAGTTGATCCTTAAGCTCTGCCTTCAGAACATCCCAACCCTCAACGAAGGACAGGGGTTGACCATAGCCAAGTTCCCAGGGCTTTGCTCCTAGGCAGGTCATCTGGGTAGCCCAGAGTTTCAGCCCATCCATGTCGGTGATCGTCATGGGGTAGAGAATGTTAAGCCCATCATTCACCCCACCCTGCACCTGTGCGAGCAGATCAAAGCTTACATGACCATGGCGCAGAGTAACCACCATGTTCTGCACTTTCAGGATGTGCTTGGAACATTCATTTTCCAGCATGATGTTGGCAAGTTTTGCTACAGTTTCAATACTGGGTTCTTGCTGAAAGTCCGATGGAAAACTGGTGTTCCCTAGTTCGATCAGATCCACTTTAAAATCCTCCGTGATATAAAATCAGGCTGGTCAGTTCTGACAACAAGTCAGGTGTGTTACTGGCCGTATATCTCATATGGCATAACCAGCCTGAAGCGCATGAATATTATTGCTGCTGTTGGGTGGGTGACAGCAGCCCCATCAAAAGGTCTCGGAGCATGAGTTACCCCGCCACCCCTAATGGGTATCTAAAAGGGCAGGTCATCTTCTGATGCTGCTGGTTGGATGCTGTCCGCACTCAAGGCCATCAGAGTGATATTCTTGTACTGCCCATTGGTATCTCTTCTAAAACTCAGGGTCTTGCCCCGCATCGCTAGCCCTGCCTTATCCATTTCAACCAGGTAGGGTCGGTCAAACATCGGCCCCCACTGCGGAACATCAAAACCAATTTTCTGCAAATTGATTAAGCAGCGTTTCATGTTGGCATCAGAGGCTAGCCAGTAGCTGATCTGCACAGACTTGCCATTCACCACCAGGTTAATCTCAAAGACCTTTTGTTTCCCTGAGGGTGTGACAGGGGAACTGACCTCTTTAATCCATGCGTTTTCAACCCTACCAAGGTAGGTGCCATCCTCTAGGTCAGAAGCTTTAGTGCTTCTAAAATTAGAATTCAGATCCACTTGCTTTTCATAATCGGGTTCACCAGATACTGTCATTACTTAATCCTCAGATGTGTGCCACGGGCAAGTTCAGTAACACCAACCAAGAAGGTGCCCATTTTCAAAGCCTCCCTGATTGTTTCCATGTTTGGTTTGATTTCCAGCTTTTGGAATTCTGCTGGGAGTTGATCGGGTGGGATGGTCACTTCGATAGGAGAATGACCACCATTAGCGCAGATCGAAAGGTTGAAACAGGGTGTCTTAAGTTTGCTGATCTTCTGCAATCCAAAGAAGAACATGAGCCTGCCCTTCATCGCCTTCACTGTATTCCCATCTTGATCAGCCAGCTTTCGGATCCGGTCAGACTCTTCTTTCCTTGCAGCCTGAGTTAGTTCAAGCTCTCGAATTATTCTGCAATAAGCTTCCACTTTGTTTTCGATGGACCCTTCCAACTCTTCCAGAAGTTGATCCAGAACAGGATCCAGTTCCCCCTCGATGTCTGACCCTGCATCCTTCTCCATCCAGAACTGAAGCACAGCAGCTCCTGAAGCTAGATCTAGTAAGCTCATACAGCACCACCCTTTCTAAGTTTGGCATTCAAAAGTTCTGTAGCCTGAATCATGATTTCATCAGACATCATTTCCACCGAGTCACACTGATAATGAACTAGCATCTTTTGCATGGTGCCAGGGAACTGGGTGTCAACACTCAGCAGCAATCGCCTGAAATTACTCAGCATGGTTTCTTGCTTGGGTTCATTCATGGTGAGCATGGGTCTGGATGGACTAGGATTCACTACCTTAGCGCCACAGCTTTCCACCTCGGTTTCATCCAACCAGCCAAGACCACAGATGCTCAGCGTTGCCCTGCGCTTAGCCTTGGTTTCAGCCTTCATTATTCCGTTAGCTCTTAGTTCACCTGTTAAGCCTTTAAGCGATACAACCCCACAGCTTTCATCGCGTCTTCCTGCTGTGTCTTCTGCCCTAGCCACCACTGTGTAGATCTCATCAGTCAAGTCTTTAGAAATGATTTCAATAGATACCCCATTGATCTTTCTAAGCTGGTCAGAACAGGCTCGGGTGGCGTAAAGGGTGAGCTTGCCAGATAGCTTGATGTACTCAAAGGGATGGGTGTGCGGGTTCAGCCCTAGGCTATCGCATACCCGCAGATAGTAAGATGCTCTTTGCTCATCGCTCAGGCTGGTTAGATCCCCTTGGATCAGGACTTGATCTGCCTTGGGTGCA